TTTCAATTACTTCCATGTATTCTGTCTCATTTGAATCACTTCCAGGAGCGAATGGCCTCTACCTTCTAAGTGCTAAGTGTATTTTAACTATGAGCGTTCTCGGTGACATAGTTGTTCAGGACGGAGCTTGGATTAGAGAGTTGGCTAAAGATGTGAATCATAAGGATGCTAGGCATTTCATGACAATGCTAAAGAAGATGCCTCCGACAAGGATGGACACTCTAGAGTATTCTGTCAAACTGGAAGAGATTGATCAGTCAATATTGCAAAGCGTAAATCACTACTGGGTCGATGATGTAGGACTAGCGTGGTGGGGTTTGCCGAAAGGAAGCTACGTGGAATTCCTTGACACTTTGCTTGACTCTGAAATGGATTGGAAGAATGGTGCATGGCTACCAGATAGCAAAAGGATGACATCTGAAGTAAGGGCAAGAGCATTGCTGATGGCTAGCTACTTGTTTCCATTCAGGTCAGGGAGAAAAGATGAGAATCCAATGGTGACAAGAATCATTTTGCCTTGTTTAGAGTCATCAGACATCATAAAAGTGGGCAGTTGCGCAGTTGCAAGCTTAATCATGAGTGCGGACAGGAGAGATCCAATGTGGAAATCTATTTCGACATTGTCTGAGATGACTGTTGAGGAAAGGAATGCTGAAATGACTGACTTGAACCAATTCATGACATTCTTCGAGGTAGGAACTAGCGTGTTGCGGAATGAAGCTATGAGAGCTGCAAGAAAGGTAATTGTCGCGAATGAAGCATCGAAAGCAAAAGGAATGGACTTTGTGGCGCTTGCAGATCTGTCGAATATATGTACTAGTGTAGGTAAAGCGTCTGCTGCTAAAGGCTATCTAGGTAGGAATTTGACAGTGCATTTGAAGAAGGTCAGAAGTCTAAAGGCAGATGCTGTTGAAGGGAAGACAGATGTTGCAAGAAAGGATGCTGAAAATGGTCTCATGCATGAGGAGGGGAAAGTGATAAGAATGTTTAAGGGCAAGAATACTGAGATGAAGGCTGTGTATTCTGCGAAACGTGCTCCGATGATTAGAATAGTTGGGAGTAGAAATGTTGTGGCCATAAGGTGCATACCGACAAACACTACTTACGTTTTGACTGCCGAAGACTTGAAGTCGCTGAAGTTTGTTGCTATGTCTCACTCAATGTGGCATTTGTATGCTTCTACTTTGGACATGGAGTATGAGAAGCTACCTGAGGTCAATGACCCTAATTCTGTTGACCTTCTGAAAGCAATCTCTCATCTAGTTATGTCAGTTGAAGATCTTGCAAGATTGGGTCCGTCTACTCCAGGGACTACTGTTGGTCAAAAAGTTGTACCACTGAGTGAGGCGAGGCATGCTCTGGACTCATTGTGGCGCACTTACATGAGAATCATGGCAAAATCTGTTGCTCTGAAGAAGCAGGATTATCTAGGAAGGTATTTGCATGAATTGTTCGAGACTCACACTTCTGCACTGGGTGGGAAATTAGCAGCTGAAGGAAGAAGAGTGCAAATCAGAGAATTGATGGAAACTTACGATCCTCATGGATTTTCTCCACTTGATGACTTGGCAGAATTAGAGAGTTACTTCAGTCATATGCCTTTGACTTGTGTTCAAGATTTTGGTCGATTGTCAAAGATAGTGTTTGCTTACGATGTGAATCCCATATATTCGTATATGCACAGGGTTCTAGCTATGCGCAAGCCGAATCCAATTGGAGTTGCTACTTTCACTGGTGAGTTCGATTACACTGTTAGACCTCACACTCCTGCAGAGGACTTAGCGAGGAAGAACAGGTACATGTCAGGATGTGTAATCATGGCAGTGCTGTCTGATCTCAGATCATCTGCCATGATGTCTATGGATCCACAGCGTCTAGCTGCATTAGAATCTATGCCCTGGTCAGATGCTATGGCTTTCTTCAAGCAGAATAACATTGCCATGAGGAGCAAATGCACTGTGAAGGGTGTTCCAACTTGGCCAGTTCCTGCCAATTTGCGATCAGCTGCTAGAAATCAAGCGAGAGATTTGTTGGAGAAAGGTGACATGCCAGAAGAACCGTATGCAGGAGCTTACATCGAATTTGACAATCTGTTTGCATATGAGACAAGAGGAGAGCCAGACTTGAACATCTTAAAGCCTACAAGTGTTCCTGATGGTGACCCATTAGTTGTGTTCTCGAATTTGCCTGGTGTTGAGAGAGCAACTCCGACTAGAAGTAGCGATGGTCGAAGGAAGAGAGGAAGAGGAAATATGATAACTGATTTCCTTTTGGATGAGTTTCCGTCGCGAAATCAGTCATTAGCATTTTGCGCAACTAATGTCATGTTAGCTACTACGTCGGACAAGATAGAAACTTGCAAATACCCTCTGAAGACAAGAATCATAACTGGGTTATGTGCTGCTGCCAGGAGAATGCAAGGTGAATTCGAGTCTAACAATGGTAAAGTACTTGTGAACACTCCAGGCTTTCAACTCGGAGTCGACCCTGCTGACACTAGAAGAAGCATATATGCTGCTCTCAGAGCTGATCTGCCCAAGACTATGACTAGGTTGTTCGCATCGTTAGATCTGTCATCTTGGTCAACTGGCATGCATTGGGACATACAGGAGTGGACGAACGAATTCTTGCAGAGAGTTTACGATGGAGGAGGAGATATGTTTGCAATACTTAATAAGTGCACTAAAGGTAGCCTTATGGTGAGGTCTGAGAAGAATGTAAGGTTGTATAGCAGAAATGATAAAGGAGCTGACTATGAAGGAGTTGACGGTAAGAGGAATACATTTGTTCACTGTGTACTGTGGTATCTTGCAAGAGCTGATGCAGCAAGGCAAGGTGTAAAGGGTGTTATGAATGCTTTTCTGTACATTGATGACGGAGCACTTGCACTCGAAGTTAGAAGAGATGGCTTGCAATTGACAACGAATGTGCTAAGACATAGCATATTTGCTACCTACCTAAGATATGGGTTCAAGCTGAGCATCCTAAAAACAGTGTTCTCTGAGATATACATGCAATTCCTCAACGAAGTGTACTACCATGGAATACATGTAGGTTATGGATTCAGAGCTTTATGTCACACAGCGTCACAGACATTTCCTGAGCTAGCCACAGTGTCAGAAGAACTATCTGTCATATCATCTGGCATACGTGGTGCAGCTGTGTCAGGAGGACATCCTATCAGATTAATTGCTGGGTATCACAGCGTGTTACATCTGTACAAAATGGGCGTAATTGGTAACAAAGGAAAGTCTTTAGTTGCACCGAACGGACACTGTCTAGCTTTGGCACTCTCATTGCCCACCTTAGCAGGTGGATTTGGCATGCCGAACTTAACTAGTCTGTTTTCCAACTTGTCTGGAAATGGAGAGTCGGAGAAACTAGACAGGTGCAGAAGGATAGTTTCTCTGCATAGGACATTTATACCGACGAAGTATGAAATAGTTAGGAACTACATACGTACTAAGTTACTAACCTTGAGCAAGATATCTGCGAACAGAGTCATCGACCGCCTGACTATGGCACATCCTGCTTCAGTTCCTATCGGCGCTGGAGACAGATCGGTCAAGGTTGCTGAAGCTGCACTTGGAATATGCGTGAATTTACAAGCTGACACTCTATTACGCTCCTACTTATCTGGAGTAAACAGTGCACCTGGTACAACATTCGCATCGTCATTTGTGGAGACTCTGAAATCTGTGGACACAAGATGGCCGACAGTGATAGTTTCGAAAGGTCTGTCAACAGATCCGGCAGCTGCTATGGCTCTGCTGATAGAGAAGATTGCATCTAGTAATAAAGTGGCATCATTGCTGAGTTACAAGGAGATGAGGAAAATGAACAACAGATACTACGGGAATGCACTGAAGCTCATGAGAACGTTAGCAACGAGTCTACACCTATTCGTGTAATTCTTGAAACATGAAAACAATGGCGCTCCGGTAGGGACCCAGATTTTCATATTCTAGAACGAAATCGAATTTAAGAAAAAAATTGAACAAAATAAATAAGTGTTCGCGTGAATTGATTGAAGTGTGTTGAGTATGAATTTGGGTAGGTTTCAGCTAATTTGTGGTGCAC